ATTGCTGCTAATTCTTTAAAATGTGAGGTTTGCGGTGTTGAAAGGCTTTATTTTTCTGGAGGAGTTACTGGAACAGCAGTAAGACAAGTGAAACCAAAATTACCAAAGCCATACAAAATAGTTGAATACTGCGAAAAAGCAAACTTTGATATCTTAAAAGCAAAACATTTAGTTTACTGTCTTATCGCTCAAATGTTTGAAAATACATCTTTTGAAGTGGTTAAACACAAATACATAACTGGTGAACTTTTTAAAAGAGTTAGAATAAAAGTACATCCCTACCACACAGCCATACATAAAAGCAAATTAAAAGGAAATAGAATAAGAACTATTGATGATTTTGCTAATAAAACAATAAAAGAGATTTTAAAAACTTATCAAAATGTCTGAAGATATTCTACAAGCAAAAATTTATAAATGGTATCACAATACCTATTGCACAAAATTAAACAATCCACAGCACGTTATTTTTGCAGTTCCTAACGGTGGGCAAAGGTCAAAGTCAGAAGCAGCCCGTTTTAAGGCAACTGGTTTGGTTGCTGGTGTTTCTGATCTTATAGTGATACAGCCTAATAGAATCATATTTGTTGAGTTAAAACTAGAAAAAGGCAGACAGCAAAAGACACAAATAGACTTTGAAAGGAAGGTAAAAGCATTGAATTTTGAATATTATGTTGTTAGAAGTTTAGAAGAATTTAAAAAAATAGTTGTGTAGTATTATACATTTATGTAGATTTACAGAAACTAAAAACTATTATACTATGAACACAACAATCTACGATCACGAATTTGAATTAAACGGTATCAGCTACTTAGTAGATATTGAAATTTGTGGTGAAGTTACGGATGAAAGCTTTTCCCATGAATTTGGAATTGAACACGCAACAGGTTTTGAATTAACTAGCCTTGAAGTTTTAACGGTTACAAATGAACAGGGGATAGTGACAAACACTGAAATTATTAACCAGATTGAAAACAGGCTGGATTTAGACGATTTTAAACACGTAGAATTTGATTGATATGAAAGAAATTAAACTAACAATAACAGTTCAAAAGCCTTCAGGTTACACATCTACAAAAACGGTTGTGATAAGTGAAGAAGTGCTTATTCAGGTGGAGGAGTTAACTAAAAAAGAAAGGTGATGGAAGAAGATGAAACAGAACACCTAATGAAAGGAGAAAACGGAAAAATATTAAAGGAATCTATAGGCCAGTTAAAAACAAGTGAAATGAAAGCAAAAGAATTAGGAATTAAGGGTGATGCAAAACCTTATCCAATAGTAGCTACAAACAGCGAAGGAGTTAAGATTGTTGAAATTAACAACAAGTATTTTGAATTAAAGACGGATGAAAAATGCAAATTGCTAAAGCAATTAATTAAATGGTGTGAAGAAGAACTACTAACCAACCCCAACGAAAATGGAAACTAAACACATAATCTTAATAACCTTTGCAGTGGTTTACATTGCAGCGGCTATTGTGTTACGTGTTAAGGATAACTAAACATTGTGCCCAGTGCAAATGTCCAAGTCTGGAAAATCTTCTCTAATTTCATTACTCATAGAGCAAATTTAAAACAAACAAATAAATTAAAATCAGGTATAAAACAGCCTTAAATATGTTTTTTAGCAAATAATTGAAAATATGTATAATCGAATCGTAATCATTGGAAACGTTGGGCAAGACCCAACAACAAAAACACTTGAAGGAGGCGCAAAAGTAACCACCTTCACATTAGCAACTTCTGAAACTTGGAAGGATAAACAAGGGAACAAAAAAGAAGAGGTGCAGTGGCATTCTGTGCAGCTTTGGAGGGGGTTAGCTGAAGTAGCTGAAACTTATGTGAAGAAAGGTTCAAAGCTATTGATTGAAGGGAAAGTAACGTATAGGAGCTATGAAAAGGATGGTGAAACTAAATACTTTACGGAAATAGTAGGCAAGGAAATGAAGATGTTAGGAGGTAAGCCACAAAACGATGAACCTTTTTAAATGTTAACAGAATTATACTTTTTAGAGTTTTTATTTTTACTTTGCCTTTATGCTTGATAGGGGAAAAATGGCTGAAATTATAGGATTAATCCATAACAATACAGCGATAACAGAAGAAGAAATTAGCCTAAAACTAGGAATAACATTGGAAGAAACTAATCAAATCATTGATGCGCTTATAGACTTAAAGCTCGTTGATGATTTTGATGGTTTTGTTGCTCGTATTGATTTGGCTTTATTGAATTAATTTGAATTTTGTATATTTACAACCATGGCAAAGAGTGGAGCACCTAAAGAAAATACAAATGCTGAAAAGTGGACTGAAGAAAAAGCAGCTGAACTACTTGAAAAAGCTGTTGAACTGTCTAAAAATACAGACTATGATTTTATTGGTGAAATAGCAAAAGATTTAGATACTTACATTGATGTGTTTGATTATTTAGTTGATAAATTTCCACACTTAAAGAAGCTAAAAACAAGGATGAAAAGGAACTGTGAAGCAAATTGTTTTTCGAACATTAAAAAGGAAAACATTAACACTGGTGCTGGTATCATGAACTTAAAGAGTAACCACGGCTGGACTGATAGAGTGCAAAACGATCACACAACCAAAGGTAAAGAGATTGAACCACAGCCCACTTTTGTAGTATCTTCACAAGAATCAGGAGAAAATTTAAAAGAGTTTTTAAAAGAATTGAAAGAAAAATAAGAGTGCGCCCCGTTTTTTTGGTAGTAGTTCTTTCATAGTTTAATGTTTGACGGGGTGCGCTTTTCTTATTATGAAAATATCTAAAACATTTGATAAGACTTTGAAAGCTTATAGAGAGGGCTTCAGGTTTATCATAAACAGCGGGGGAAGTCGATCAAGTAAGACGTACAGCACCTTACAACTCCTTTACCTAATAGCCAAGAACGCTAAAAGCCCTTTAATTATTCACATCGTTTCTGTAAGTATTCCACACCTTAGAGATGGTGCAATTACTGACTTTGATCAGATACTACAAAACGAAGGCGAAAACCTTGATGATGTAAAGATTAAAAGCCCTTATACATACACTATTGGTAATAGCACTATTCGCTTTATAGGTGCTGATAAAATAGGTAACACATTAGGAGCACAAAGAGATATTCTTTTTGTGAACGAGGCTAATAATATGAAGTTTAATGTGGTGCATCAACTTTTTCAAAGAACTACAGAAACTTGTTTCATTGACTATAACCCTAGTATAGATTTTTGGGTAGATCAGGAAGGAATATCGAAAAGGGATAATGCAATAGTTCTAAACAGTACTTTTTTAGATAACATTGATAACCTAACAGAAGCCCAAATAACAGAATTTAAGGAGGGCAAGAAAAAGCATGATGAAGAAATAGAAAGAGATCAGAAAGGGCACTGGTTCAACTGGTGGAGGGTTTACGGTTTAGGTAAAAAAGGAGTTGTCGAGGGTGCTATCTTTAACAATTGGTCAATAGGTGAATTTGATGAAACTTTGCCTATAATGTACGGTGTTGATTTTGGATTTAAAGACCCGTTTGTTCTTGTAAGGGTTGCTTATGATGGAAAAACTAAAAAACTTTACACACATGAAGAAATCTATAAAAGCAACTTAGCACCTTCTGAAATCATAAAACTACTAGAAGCTAAGATTCCAAACAAAAACAGTTTAATCTTGTGCGATAGTGCTGACCCTACTCAAATACGAGGGATTAAGAACGCTGGATTCAATGCCATTGGTTTAGGTAAAGAGAAAATTGTTATAGGTATTAGAGCACTGCAAGATTGGGATATTGTAGTTACTTCTGATAGCCTTAATTTAATCAATGAATTGCGTAACTATGTATGGCTAGATAAGCAAGGAGAAGTGCCAATTGACGACTATAATCATATTTGTGACAGTATTCGCTATACAGAAAAATATTATAGATACAAAAATTCTTAAAAAAAAATTGTAGTTTTGGGAATATGAATGTATTTGATCAAAGCACAACAACACCCGAATTTTGGAATGTAATTAATGGGTACAACTATAAAAAAGCAACATCAGACGAAATTGTAAGAGAAGGGTTTCTTGGGAATGAATTAGTTTATGCTTGTGTTTCATCACTTGCGCATGCTTGTTCAGCTTTGCCTTTGAAACTTATGAATGGTGAAGATGTAGTACAAGCAAATGATCCAGTTTATCAAATGTTCTATGATCAGTGGAACAGTAAGCAAGGTAAACAAGAATCAATGTACAAGCTTTTTATCAATTTATTTCTTCATGGTAAGGCTTACACATTGAAGAAGTCAGAAATGGTAGGATTTGAAACCAATGAACTTTGGGTACTACCTACTCAAGAAGTTGAACCAGCACAAGTAACCACAGGATATTTTGAACAAACACCTTACTACCAATTCACTGACAATACAAGGATTTACAAATACTTTCCAGAAGAATTAATAATATTAGAATATTATGACCCTTCACAACTACAAGAGCAACAGGGTGGACTTTCTCCAATTGCTGCGGTGTGGGAAACGGTAACAGCTTCAAACAATAGAGCAACAGCAGAAAAGGCAATGCTTAAAAATAGGGGTATTAGTGGGCTTATTAGCCCAAAGGCTTCCAGCGGTGATGCTGGGGCATTAGGTTTCTCAAATTCAGTTATGGAAGTAGTTAGAAAAGCTTTTGTTGGTTTGACTGGTGGTGCTGAAAAGTTTAACAAAGTTGAGGTTGTTGAACAAGCAGTAGACTTTACACAGCTTGGAATGAATGCTAATGACATGAAGCTGATTGAATCACAATTGCCACACGTTAGGTCAGTTTGTAGAGCTTTGAATTTGCCTTCTCAATTGTTTGGGGATTATCAGAGCAACACTTATTCTAACTACAAAGAAGCAAACAGAGCGATGTATACTAACGCAGTTATCCCTAATGTTAAGCACTTCATAAACGAATTTGAAAAGAATTTGTTTAATCCTTTGAATGATGTTACTGGTGAAAGTTATTATTTAAGAATAGCTACAGAAGAAATTGAGCAGCTTAACAAAACCACTGCTGATGTATTGAAGGAATTACCTAATAATATTAGTGCAGCATTGTTAAACGAAATGACACAGGAAGAAAAAAGGGAATTGATTACAACACTTGGTTTAGATGGAAAAGGTTAAGGAAATAAAGGGAAAGAGTTTAGCCGACATTAAAAAGCTGTTAGACCTTAAAAAAAAGAGTATAAACGATAAAAAGCTAGTAAAAAAATGAATAGAGTAACAGCAATAAAACAGGCAACAAGGGATAAACAAGAAGCTTTAATGCTTAAAAAAGGTGCTTTGAAGTTTAGTGATAGTCCAGTGTTGAACCCTATACTAAGGGATTTGAAAAGCGATGAACCAAACAAAGCACTAATTGAAAGGAATTTACCACTAGATACAGATGAAGCGGTTTACCGTACAATCATAGCGAATACTTACAACTACATGGATAGTCATGATGATGTACACCTGAACAACGTATTTAAAAAGAGCTTAGAAGAAACTAAAAAACTATTCTTATTGCATGATCATAAATTTGAGGTTACTGCTCAAACTGGTAATATCATGAGGGCTTACGAACAGGAAGGAAGGTTTTTGTATTATGGTTATAACAGCCCATTAGACACACAGGCTTTGTTATTAGATGTTGAGATTGAAAGAGCAAAGAATGAATTAGTTTACAACGAATATAAAGATCATAACATCAATCAACATTCTGTTGGTATGTATTACGTTAAGATTGATCTAGCAATTGACAACCAAGACGACAAGGAAGCGTATGCACTTTACAGAAAATACCTTCCACAGATTGGAAATGCTGATGAAGTAGAAAAACAAGGGTACTTCTTTGCAGTTCAGGAGGCTAAATTGAAAGAAACGAGTGCTGTTTTAATGGGTTCAAATCCTTTGACAGGCATCTTTGACAACAATAAAAGCCTAAAAAATGACGATGAGATTGTAAAAATGTTCGATTATTTAGGTAAAAATATAGATAATAAGGAAATTTTTAATAATATTTGTAAGCAGTATGTTGACACTTTCAGCAAAAAGCAGCCGTCTATTGACACTGAAACAGCAAAAAAGCCGTCTTTTTACGAACTAATGAGTAAATAATAATTTAAAACTAAAGAAATGAAATTTAACGAATTTTTAGTATCAAAAGGAATCGGTGAAATCGCTGGTTTGGATGCAGAAAAACAAGCTGAATTGTACAACGAATACAATGATGCTTCAAGAAAAGAAATCGAATCAGCTGTAGCGGCTAAAGCTTCAAAGGAAGAATTAGATGCAATGAAGTCTGAATTAAGCGATACAATGACTAAGCAATTTGTTGCTTTACAGTCAGTATTGAAAGATCAAGGTATCTTAATGAAGAGACTTTCAAGAGAAGAATCAATTGAAAGAGAAGCATCTATCAAGGATAAGCTTCAAGAAAACAAAGATGCTTTGAAGTCTTTAGCTAAAGGAAGTTCAAGAGACAACGTGAGATTCACAGTGAACAAAGTTGTTGGTGATATGTCTTTGGCTGGAAACACTACAGGTCAAATTCCACAGGCTGATAGAAATCCAATGATTGGAGACGTTAACGAAAGAATGATTACTTTACTAGATTTAGTTGCTAGTGGTTCAATCGGTTCTAACGTTAAAGAATGGGTTTATGTAAACACACCAGAAGAAGGTGCTGCTGGAGCAACTGCTGAAGGAGCGTTAAAGAATCAAATTGATTTTGATTTAGTAGTAGGTTCTCAAAAAGTAGAAAAGATCACTGCTTACATCACTGCAACTGATGAAATGTTGGAAGATGTTGAAGGGATTGAATCTTTAGTTCAAAACAAATTGACTACAAAAGTTAGATTGGCTTTAGAGCAATCAGTTTACAATGGTGATGGTGTTTCTCCAAACATGAACGGTATTTACACTGTTGCTCCAGCTTTCGATGCTGGTACTTTCGCAGCAAGTGTAGACAACGCAAATAACGTAGATGTTTTAGCAGTAGCACAGAATCAAATCGAGTTAGCTAACTGCCCAATGCCTACAGCTATTTTCATGAATCCTTCAGATGTAACTTCTTTATTATTGGAGAAAGTTTCTTCAACTGATAAGAGATACATTGAAAGATTACAGTTAATTGCTGGAACTCTTTCTTTTGATGGTGTTCCTGTTGTTAAGTCTACAATGGTTGCAGCTGGTGAGTTCTTAATGGGAGATTTCACTAAAGCAAACGTAGATTACAAGAAAGGTTTCACTGTTGAGATTGGATACAACGCTGATAACTTCGTGAAGAACTTCAAGACAATTAGAGGTGAAGTAAGAGCGGTTTGTTATGTTGAGCATAATGATAGAGACTGTTTTGTAAAAGGAACTTTCGCAACTGCAAAGGCAGCTTTAGAAACTGTTTAATACATAGGTTGATTAATTAAAAAAGGGGCTGTCTTAGGATAGCCCTTTTTTTTTGGCTTAAATTCTCTATATTTACATACAACGATAAAATTTACAGATATGGCAACGAAAAAAGCAAGTCCAGCGAAGAAAGCAGCACCAAAGAAGAAGGCTGTTGTGTTAGATGATAAGAAAATATACAAGTTTGTAGCTGATAAGGATAGCAAACACATGAAGAAAGGTGATACTTTTGAAATGAATGGTTTAATGGCTAAACACTTAATTGAAAAAGGCTTAGGAAATGTTGAAGCTTAAAGCAAACGACTTAAATAAAACTCTTAAAGATGAATTTGTTGATGTTACACTCAACGAATTAGCCACTGCATACAAGTATATCCAAGGGCTTGATAGTGATTTAAAGCACTATTTATTGAGTAAAGGAGAAAAGGAAATTCCAGAAAGTAAGCTGTTTGAGTTTAAAATTCACTGGATCACTTTGTTCAGTGACTTTACTAAAGAAGAGTTGAGACTAATCCCAATGGAGGGGAGCATAAGCGTAGAGTGGTTGTATAAGCACTGTGAGCAGTTTATGAAGCAACCTGAATCATATGTCCAATTAAAAGAGTTCGACCATAAGAAGGTAAATTATAAGCTTATAGAGCCACTTACAACTATTAGCGGTGCAGAGTTGTTATTTGGTAAAGCTAATTTCAGACAGTTCATGCTAGGAAGCCAATTGACTTCAATGGTTGAGGCTAACAAGCAACAAACTGCAATCAGTTCGCTGGTGCAATTATTTGCTTTGTTGTATTCTGATGGTGAAGATAGCAGCGAAGAAGTTGTAAAGCGGTCAAAGGTATTTGGAGAAGTAAATGCTCTTTACGGCTGGTCTGCTTACTTTTTTTTTGTCGAGTTGGTTCAGAGATACAAAGACTATTTCCACTTATCTATGACCGAGAACCCACCAGCGCAAGTGCAACGGCTATCAACTCAACAACAGCTAAGAGTATTACTCTCAAGAACCACTTTTGGGAGTTGGTTGCTATCAAAGTTGCCGAAAAAGGAGTTT